ATAGCATAAGCTTTTGTAAAAGCTTCTTCAAAATTTTTATTTTTTAGTAGGTTAGCTATTTCTACTATTTTTCTTGTTTTTATTACTAAATTAATTATTTTATTTTTGGTTTCTATTATCATATTTTCTCTCCTTTGCAAAAGAGAGAAGGCTTATTCTGCCTTCTCAGTATTTTTTTCTGTTGTGCTAGTTCTCTTTATGGTTCTGCTCCTAGCACTCAATTTTGCAGAACTAGGCTGTGGGAAATCCTTTGCTTTCTGTTATTTCTGAACTTCTATAGATTGTTAATTTTGATTTTAACATATCATCTATAGCAATTTCACTCATTCCTATATAACATGTACCTGTAAAATACCATGTTAGTGGTTTTCCACTTTCTGTAGCTGTTTCTTCCGGTAATTGAATTGCCCAATATCCATTTGTCTTAGCAGTTTGAACTGCTTTTAATTCATCATATTGGTCTTCTTTAAACAATATTTCTATTTCTAGATTTTCTGCTTTTTGTCTTCCTTCTGTTTGTCTTTCATCAGGAATATCTAAAGCACTATATGTTATTCCCTCTGGTGCTTTTAAAAATTCTGGAATGCTTTGTACGAAAGCTACTTGTTTTCTTTTAGTTGAATCTTTTAAGTCTGTTAATGTATCAGCATGAAATAGTTTTGTTAATGTACTTGCTTTTGGTTCTGGCATTTTTTATTCCTCCTTATTATCTTATAAAATTAAAAGAACTCGTTATAGAATTAAAACGAACTTCAAAAGTTATTGTTATACCGTATTTTTGCAGTATCTGATCATATACTGCAGGACTGGTATTAGTCCTTATTAAATTTAATTCTTGAAGTCTTGTACTAACTTCATCTGTCATTTGCATTGCTTGTCTTTGTTTTTCATTCCAACAAGTGATTGATATTTGAAATGTAGAACGAATAGGAAATGCGTTTTCTGTTAGATTTACTGATTTCAAAGGTGTATGCAATTCCAATATAGGAAATTTACTTTCTGTATTTGGATTACTTAAAATCGGTTTATTCTTATACAAATTTTCTAGCTTTTCATATACTAAATCGCTAAAGTCCTTTATACTTAAATCTTTCATTATTTGCATACCTCCTTCAACATTTCATCTAATTTTTTCTTGACTATTTCTGTATTTTCATTTCTACTTTCAAAACTTGCATCAGCCATAAAGTGGTTTGCTTTAGTTCCATGAGCAATATAAAAATCCATACCTTGAATATTTACAACTGGGTATGGCAATGCTTTTTCAACTTTACTTACTGGAATAAACCATTCTGTGTAACCACTCTCTAAAAAATGTTTTGATTTTCCAACATGTTCCATCTCAGCATTAGCGCCTGTCCCAAAGTATTCAAAAAACAAATAGGATGCTCCATTTGCCATAAATTTAGAAGGGTCAGCAAAAACCCTTCCTTTCACTTCTTTGGTTGACATATCAATCATTTCGACTAATATGCCTTCTTCATTATGTCCTTTTTCCAACCTTATAGCGTAACCTCTAATGTTTTTTAATACATCTTCTGTTATTATTTTTGCAGTTTGTGGTAATTTTTGAATTATAGCATCTATATTTTTAAAATTATGTTTTACTTTTATATTACAATTGAAATTTATCATTGTATTTTCTCCATTCTATACACATATGTACTTCCTATTTTATTTTTATCTAGTACTCTATATTCTGGAATAAACTTCTCTAATTTTGAGATATCTTCAAATGATATTCCATTGCCTTTTTGTATATCATAATTTTTAGTCGTACGACCTTTATATGTACTATAATCCACTTCACCTGTAGACTTTCTATCTAACTCGTTGACATCTTGTTGCATGTTCAAATATGCATATGGCTTTTTTTTGCTCATTGGTTTAAATTTCCATACCTTTTCCGTTTCTCCGTGGTCTTCTATTTCTTCATACTCTGATATATATACTTTTGTTAAATCTCGTAATAGCATTACTTGAATATCCTTATTGAAGCAACATCAATTTTTAATTTCTTTTCTATATCATTGAATGATGAAGAAATACTTCCTTCATTTCTTGATAAAAGACCTTCTGCACCTCTTGCATTGTATTCAGAAATAACAGCTTTTTTTATATATGGAAATAATTTTTTATCAGTTTCTTTACGATTAGAAGCATCACAGGCAATAGAAGTCATATCAGCTATGATGTCTTGTATTATATTATCTGTATCTTCAATATAATTTGCTCCTAATCTTTGTTTTATTTGTTCTAACATCTATTGCCTTCCTTTCTATCCTTTTGAGATTATTCTTGCTATAGCAATTTCTTTATGGTTATATGTATTTCCATCAGAACCTACTACTAAATCCCAGTTTGCTCCATCTGCTAATTCTTCATCTGTTGGTGAATCTGTTGCTTGATTTTTCATTAAGTAACTAACACCATGAGGAGCCATTACTTTTCTTTGTCTTTCATATAAGTAATCTCTATCATTATCAGCATCTCTATCCATTTCATGAGGTACTTTTGCTCCTAAGTCTTCATAGTCAAATGCTCCTTTTCCGAAAACATAAGTAACATACTTAGAATCTCCATATCCTGAAACTTCATAATAGTTTCCAATATTTTCAACAGAAGGTTCTGCAACTGCTGTATAATTTGTTCCGCTTTTTGTATAATATGTTTTTCCTTCTGTTAAAGTTTTATCAGAAGTTTTTGCATATATTGGGTCTCCCTCTTCTTCTGTTATTTCATCATATTCAATTAATAATTTTCCATTCCATGTATAAACATTTAGTTCTCTTTCAATTCCATTTGGGTCATTATATCTTAAGTTTGTTACTAATTTTTTACCTTCTAGATTTGTTACTATTACAGAGTTTGCTACTGCTAGTTTGAAGTTTCTTCTTCTATCTCCACATGCTTTTTGTAACGCTGTATTTAATGTTGTTTCAGCTACTGATGACTCAGTTTCTCCTGATATATCATATGTGTGTTTTGAAGCAAAAACTTTACCTGCATCTGATTTCATTGAGAATAATGCTTTTGTTATAATTAATAATACATCTTCCCATGCGCTATCCCAGTAATCTCCTAGTTGGTCTGCAACTTGACTCATAAAGTCTTTTTTAGATGTTACATCATATGTAAAGTCATCTTCATAAAACTTGTCTTTTCTACCAATAACAACAACACCTTGTTTATATGTTGGTAATGTTTTTCCTTCATCATATTTTGTTTTTCCATCATAGTTTACTGGTTTGCCTTTTAATCTTCCTATCATTGGAATTATTCCATATTCAGCACCAGTTTGTGATGCAAACATTTCTCTTATTCTATTGTTTCCTTGTAATACTCCTGATTTTATTAATAAATTTAATCTTTCTTGTGGAATTGTGTCATAATAAACACCGAATGCTCTTTCATTAAAATATTTTTTGTTAAATGTTCCTGTACTTGTAAAATCTGCCATTTTTTATACCTTCTTTCTTTTAATTTTTATATTTTGATAATTTGCAAAGTTCTTCATAAGTCATTTGACTTTCTGGTTTAGAACCTTCAATTGAATCTCCTGTTTGAGGAGCAGGTTCTTTAGAATACTCATTTATTGCTTTTTCTCTATCTGCTTTTGATACTTTTTCAAATATATCTAATTTTGAATTGATACTTTCAGCAGTTTCTCTTGAAAAATCAATAGTATCTATGTATCCTAATGAGATACCTCTTTGATTTGCTTGACGAATTGTTTCGTCTTTTAGTCTATAAGCATTTAGTTCATTTTCAGCCTTATTTGCTCTAGCTCTTTCTTGCTCTAATTCATAAGACTTTTTTTGGTCTTCATCCATTTTTGCAAGTTTATCAGCCTCTGCTTTTTTGGCTTCCATTTCTTCTAACATTGCTTGTCTTTCTTTTTGCTTTTCAGCATTAATCATCTTGTTTACTTCATCTCTTGTATAAGTTTTTTCTTTATTTTCTTCGACATTTGATGGTTCAACTTTTTCTACACTCTCGGCAGTAGATTCCATATCTTTTTTCATTTCTTCATCTTTATTATCCATGATGAAATTCCTCCTTTAACTTTTTCGGCTGAGTTATAACCAAACTATTTTGACTTTTTACGGAAGTCTAACCAAACAAAATAGACAGTTTCAAGCCATATCTAGGGCATAAAAAAAGAGCTAGTCGACTTAGCTCTTTGATTTATAATCTTAAAATATTAATAACTTATTTATTATCTTTATTCTTTGCTTTCATATATCCTTCTGCATAATTATATTTTAATACCCACATAGCTGGGCTAAATATTGTAATTACCGTAAATATAATCCAATACCAAGTTAGCATTTGTAATTTAATACTTAATATTAAAACTAATAACCACATATTATTTATCCTCCCTTGTTACTCCTTTTATAACCCAAAATTGTGCTTCTTCTAGTTTAGTTAATGCTAATGATGTTTCTCTACTTGGTTTGCACTTTAAATCAATTTCATCATAGATAATTGAGAAACATTCTCTTATATGTTGTATTCTGTTGTTTTTTTCTTCATCTACTGCTAAATATTTTGCTCTATCGTTCATTTTTTCACCTTCTTTCCATAATAAAAGCACCTATTTTAAAAGTAAGTGCATAATTTATATTTTTTTGCATAAACTATTGATTATTAACCTAATTTATAGTATAATTAAGTTAATAATATTATTGTTGAAGGTATGTGACCCCCTTTTGGGTTGCACCACCTTCTTTTTTTATCTTCTTTTTAATATTTTAAATATTTCGTTGTTTTCCATTAATATTACAGTATTTATCCAGCTTCTATGTTTAGAATAAAATAATTGCTGTGCTTGTTCTATGCTTTCAGTCCTATCTAATCCTGACTTATGTATATCTATTACAAAGTTATCAGCTTGTCCACTTTTGTGTTTGAATAAATCATAGATTGTAGTTCGAGATTTTCCTGTTGGTTCTTTTAAATCAATTTTTATATTTCCTATCATATAATCTGGTGTTTTTATATTTTGTGGATTTAATACAACTGGTATTAGCCTAACTTTTCCTCCATATATTTCTCCTAATATTTTAGCGACTTCTTTTTCTTTTTCTGTATGTTTCATTAGTACACTTTTGCCATCAACAGCATATTTATTGCCGTTTTCATCAATATAATATTGTTGTTCTACTACTTTGTAATGCTTTTTGTTTCGTTTTAAAACCCTAGTTGTTACATCTTGATACTCCATATTTAATTTTCTGTTTAATTCTTCTCTAGGCATATTGTTTTGATATACTAATGTACTTCTGCAATGATGATAATGCCCGCATTATGGGAGGCATATTTATACCGCAAGACTAACCCATAAATTTTGAATTTTTTTAGTTCTAATTCTTTTGCAGTATTTCCATAATATCTTGTAAATTCATTAGAACCTTTTATATTAAATATTTGTTCATCTAAGCTTTGGCACATTTTCGTTGTTGACTCGTCCTCTACTGCGACAAATCTAACTTTTGAATTATCTTCCGTTACTTCTTTTATTCCCTCAACTTTGGCTAAATTATTTAGTCCTATCATTTGCAAATCTGCTGCACCTGATATCTTATCATTATTTATATTGATCTTTTGATTGTTTTGTCTTTGTATTATTGTTTGAAACTCATTAGAATCAATTTCTAGGCCTTTTTGTTGTTGCATATTTAAAATTGCTTGTTTATATATTTGTTGTGCATTATATTGTATTGTTGCTTCAATATACTGTTTCCAATTAAAGCCACTATAATTTGGTTGGTCTAATAATGCAAGAAATAAAGCCATCGCTAATATTGATGGCTTTTTCTTTTTATTTACTTCTTGTTGGCCTTGTTCATAGTAATAATTTGCATCTTCATACATTATTTGTTTTTCTTGTTCTTCAAGTTTATTTTGTTCTTCTATATATGCACTATAAATTAGTAATTCTAATATTTCACTATTATTTACTCTTGTTCTTTTATAAATATTGTTTGCTAATACAGTAAAATAGCTATTATTCTTTAATAAGCCTTGTTCTTTCCATTGTTCTATATATGTATTTATTCTTTTTTTAGTCTTATTATCAGCAATATTATAGATATTCTCTGATGTAAAATTAAACGTGTCAAATAATTCTTGTAATCTGTTTTGTGTTTGTCTTGATGTTTTATTGTATAGTTGTTTTAATTGTTTTACATATTTGTCATGTTGCTCCCACATATAAAACACCTCTATTCTTCTTTATTGATTTGTTTATTAACTACTTTAGTTTGTTCTTTCTTATTATCTGCTGTTAGTTTTTGTGCTTTTTGTGTGTCTGTTAAGTCTGTCACTTTATCATCTTGTTTATCTTCTTTATCTTCTTTATTATCTTGCTCTACTCCTGCTTGTCCCATCATTTGCATTTGTTGTAAATTCTTTTGAATATTTTCTTCATTTTGTAAGTCCATTTTTGCTAACTCACTTGTTGCATCTAAATCAAGTCCTAATAAGTTTATGACCGTATCATCACTTACTAATCCTCTTATTTTTAATGCATTAGTAATCATTGTTGCTACATCAGAAGGTAAATTTCTATTTAGTTTTATTTCAATATCTCTAAAATCATATGTTTTACCTTTTTCTTTATTGAATTTTTCTAATATTATTCTCCATCTTCTTTTTAAACCTTCTTCGAAATCTCCTTCAAATGTTGCTATATATTGTTGTAAACTAAAGAATTTCTTTTCAAGTGCTGCATTATTATCTGCTTGTGTAAAACCTAAATCTGTCATATTAGGGCAAAATGAACACAAACAAATAATATCAATCAATGTCTTTTTGTGATTTTGTAATGCCGTATCGTTTACATTCTTTTCAACCCAAGCTATATCACTATTTACATCTTTATTTCCATCAAGATATCTTACTCTACTTGTTAATACATACTCATCTTCTTTTTGTCTTGCAGGGTTTATAATATCTTCGCCTTTTTCATTTTGTATAATCATCGGATTTTCTGGTGTATATCCTCTAACTTTCAATATTGCTTCATCATTATATTTAAATACATTTCTTGAATTTTGAATACATCTCTCATATGCTCTTATTAAACTGATTACAGGTTCAAAAATTGCTATTCCATCGCAATTTTCTATTGCTGTTGCTGGTATATCATCGTCCCATTTTTTAGGTTGTTGTTCTTTTATGTTTTCTTTAAATAATGGTTCATCTTTAAATTTTTGTTCATACGCTGGTGTACCAAATATTTTTCTTTTTTCAGGTGTATCGTAATAATATCTTTTTCCATCTGCTGTTGTTAATTCTATCATTTGTTGATATTCACCATTTGCCATATATGTACGAATTATTCTGTATATACCTATTAAATTCTTTTTAGCTGAATAATCCCATATAGCGATAGTTTCTAATGCATCACTTCTTGCTATTGTTATTTCTCCTGTTTTTTCGTCTTTATAGTATATTTCATAGCAAGCTCTTTTTATTAAGTAATCTAATACCATATGTAAAAAATGTGAAGCATCATTATTATAGTCATTTATATGTTTAATTAATTCTTTTATTTCTACTATTTCTTTTTCGTCATTAGTTTCATGATTAAATAGTTCTTTGATTATTTTGTCTTTATCTTTATTAAATGCTTTTACTTTATATGTTGGTGCTTTTCCTCCAAAATAACCGGCAGACATAACACTTATATATCTCTCAAGTGGTACTTTTATATCTTCATCATCTAAACTTGCTAGTTCTTCATCTGTTAATTTTCTTCTAAAATTCTCATATAATTCTTTTCTAACATTTAATTCTAGTTGTGCTTTAAAATATATATCTGTTATACTTTTTTCTTCCGCTAATCTTTCTTTACTATATCTTAGCATTGTTTCCTCCAATCAAAAAACACCTACTTTTTAGTAGATGTTATATTTATAAAAGACTTATTAGTCATTGTCATATTTGTATTTTTAGGTTTTGGATTTTCATATACCCCTGTTAAGCAGTCTTCAGCATCATCATGTTCATTTTTTCCTGTTCTTACATAATGTTTTAAATGTTTGGCAAATTCTGGCCATCTATCCTCCCAATTAATTGGAAAATAAATGTTATTCATTACTCCTGTCGAATTACTTAATATTCTTGCAATTTTGTTCTCTCCTTGATGAAACCAATTTACTTTTGTGTGAGTATTCTTTAACTCCTTTAACTCTTTTTGCACATTCCTTGCAAACCCTCTACCACCATTATTACTTTCTATATTCGCATTTCCTACATTATCTTTGGTCATCATTTCTGCTACTGCTGGTTCTGTCACTTCCATTGACTCTTGTGTATAAATAACATCCAAGATATAATATTCACTGTTATACATTTGATAGTCTATTGAGCATAAGTAATCGTCGCCCTCATCTGCTGTATCTGTGTAATTCATAATATAGTGTGCTGGTGGTAACTTATCATAAGTTTTAAATACTGTATATAATCTATTTTTCACATCGATTGGCTCTTGTTGGTAGTTAGCATAAACAATGTCTTTATTCATGTTTTTTGTTTTGAACTCGTAGTCTTCTTTACTTAATATATCTTTACACAACATTGAACCATCATCTTGTACTGCTTTATAATTTATATGTCTTACATTAGGATAATTGTCTAATATATAGCCAGCCAAATCATTGCTAGACCATCTTGTCATAATGATTATTAATTTAAATCCATTTTCAGTTCTTGATAACATTGTATTATTAAACCAGTCTATATGATTTTTTAATGTATTTTCATTATAGGCTTCTTTAGCATTTTTTATGAGGTCATCTATTATCATTATTGTACATCCAAACCCTGTTGCAGTACCTGTTGGCGACGTTGCTAAATAATTTGACACCTTACTTCCAGCTAATGCCCACTTTTTTTGTGTAGCTTCGCCATCTTTAATCTTGGTATTAGGAAATATATCATTATATACAATTACACCTTCTGTTTTTTCAGAAGCTATTGTGTCTCTTACTGATTTTGCAAATGAACTCGATAAATCCTCATTGTATGATCCTGTCATTATTTTTTCATTTGGATTTGTTCCTAATATCCATTCTACTAATTTTCCTGCTGTTCTAGACTTTCCATGTCTTGGTGGCATATTTATTACGCATACTTTTTCATCGCTCTTATAAAAATCTTGTAATTGATAGCATAAATCTTTTAAAAAGCCTCGTTCTTCTTTATAAAAATCATATGCGGTTAATTTGCAATACTCAAAGAAATCACGTCTAGCCAATTCTAAACGTGCTTGCTCTTTTATTTTTTCTTTTACATCATTATTCATTTAGTATCTTTCTCAATTCTTCTGTCGACATTCCTGAAAATGGATTATTGGTATTAACATTACCATCAATCGTTACCTTTTCTTTAAACATTCCTAAATGTCTTCCTAGCAATTCAAGAGCTTTTGTTTTATCTAATAGTTTTACTTTTTGAGTGTCTCCTATTTTTTCTCTGTCATCTCTATATCCTTCGTATTCTTCTAATGTTTCTAATGATGATATTGCCCCTGCAGTTTCACTATCCATATCAGCTATGTTTTTTAATTGTCCATTTTCTGTATATAGTTTTCTTATGTCTAAAAATGCTATTTTAGCCAGCTCTTTTATTACCATGTCTTGAGTTATTTCAGTTCTTTTTTCTCGTTCTTTCATTCTTTCTGATATGTATTCTTGAACCTTAGTATTTCTTAGTAATTTGCTACCATTCACATTGGCTGTTTCATCTTTTTTACACCTTGAATAAGCAACCTTATATGCTCTTGTTGCATTAAGGTCTATTAAATACTCATCGCAAAATCTTTTCTGTGCATTTGTCAATTGAATCACCTCTTTTGTCTGTATCTTATTTTTCTATTCAGCTAAATAGATATGTTTTTGGAATTATAGCTATAATTTCTCTACTATCTTTCTTATAAATTATTAAATCGTCATTCTTCATTTATGTTCTCCGTACATATTCTTTTATTATTTCATTTATAAAATCGTTACTACTTGCAACTATTTCGCATACATCTTCATAGCTGAATGTTTTATCGTCGTTTTGATTATGTCCGTATTCATATAGCCAAACATGTGTTAGTTCGTGTTTCAATGTCTTTATTATATTAGCTTGATCTTTTAGTAGCATTATTGTTTGAGTTCTATATATTGTTACTCCTAATGTTCCATCACTTTTCATTTCGTTATTAATTGTAGCTTCATCTACTTCTTCTATTAACCATTCCGTATTATTTATTTTAAATTTCATCTTTATCCTCACATATATTTAAATATTTACATTTCTCGCATTGTCTTTTCTCATCTACAATACACTTTTGTCTTTTCTTATTCTCATAAAATTTTCTTCTTCTATATTCATCGTCTATGTAGTTTGCTATTATACTACCTCTCATATACAACACTTCCTTTGTATAAAACACTATGTAATGATACAGGAGCTATGTTCTCCTTCGTGGTTAAGTTCTTTTATAGTTACCAATAAAACCGTAGTATTACCTGCGTTAAAACCTAAACATATTTTTTTATATCACTACGCACAACTTACAAATATAAAATTAGAGCCCACTAGAAAGCTCTATACAAATCGAAACTCAAGGTTTATACATTGTTAAATATTTATATTAACATATCTAGTATCTGTTAATACCAACTAAAAAAAGAGTCTATCTTTATTGATAAACTCTTGATATAATAAAGTATATATAAAATATACAGTGTATGTTAGCGACTTAATTTATATAATGCGTATTGATTTAATGATACGCCTTCTTGTTCTGCTTCTACTGATAATTTATAATGTAATGATTTTGGTATTCTTACAATAAATTTACCGCTAAAATCATCATATCCTACTGGTAATGGTACATCAAATCCACCTTCCAGTTTTGCTTCTATCCAACCTTCCATTGCTTCTCTTAAATTTTCATATGCTTCATCAAATGTTTCTCCTGTACTTTGGCATCCATCTAGTTCTAATACACGAGCATAAAAATAAAACCCACTCTCATCGTGAACTGGTTGAATAATATAATTATATGGTAATTCTAAGTACTCTTTAACATTTTTCATAAAAGCTCCCTCCTTTTTATTAGTGTACTCCGAAGAGTAGGATTTTATTCTCCTATTCTCCTTAGTACATCTTTAACATACACTGCCTTTAATGGATTTTCTTCTTTTATCGTAATCACATCACCTTTTGTGTTTATAAATTGTCTGTGTGATGTTCCGTTTCTTTGGTTTCATATTATATCCGTTGTACTCTAACACTTTTGCCAATTCTTGAAACCTTATTCCATTTGGCTGTCTTTTCATCTTAAGTATCAGTTTGTTAATGTCTGGCATAAATATTCCTCCTTTCACCAGAAATACATGCCTTTATTTAAGACTAAATATATGATACTATATTTGATACCATTTGTCAATACTTTTATGAAAATTTTTTATATAATAAAAGAGTAAACATTTAAAACGTCTACTCTTACACAAACAAACAATTTGCTTTAGCAAATACTTTAGCCGCCTGGTTTTTGAGATATTTTTCATATCTGCGACTCTTTATAATTTATCTATTATAATTATAACTCTTTCAAAACTAAATTTCATCCAAATTTTATCACAATTTTATCACAATTTTTCATTATTCACCTATATTTAGTACATCAAGCATACTTTTTATTGCCGTGTCCCTTATATTTAATAATTGGTTTATAGATTTTGGTTTTTGGAACTCCATGCAGTATTGTTGTGATACATAATCCCATTTAGATTTTTCCATATAATATATCTTTATAACAAACTTTTCTTCTGCTGATAGTTGATTAATCATATTTTCAACTCTTACTATTTTTTTGTCTAACTCGTCTTTCAATTTGTTTAGTTCTTCTAATTTAGTTTGTAAAAATTGCCTATCTTCTTTGTTTATGTGTCTTTCTTCTCTATGGTAATTCATTACCGTATTTAGCACTTTATCTGATACTTTGTTTGTATTACTATGTATGCTATCATAAGCTTGTCCAGCTAACTGCATATTTTCTATAATTTCGTTTTCTGTTTCCTCATATACCGTTCCAGCATATTCCAATCTTTTTTCGTATTCTTCTTTTTTTAATTGTATTTCCGTCAGCTTTGCTTGATTTTTTAAGTGATCCTTTAACATTCTTTCAACGTCTTCTTTTATGTATTGCATCTTTTGTACCTCCTACAAATATTTTTTTAGATCTTCTTTTCTGACTGCTAATGTTAACTTGCCTAACTCAAAACTTATAACTCCATCTTTATCTAATACCTCAAACTGCTTTTTTACTACTGTATCTCCATTTATCATAACCATTTCTATTTTATCCATTACGTGTACCTCCAGATTATCTGATTTCTTTCGCTTTATTTATAAAATATTGTTTTATACACTCTTTACACTCTTTACACTCTTTTGCATCTTCATATTCATTACAATTTGTTTTTTGCCCCATTTGTTTACAAACATCTTCGTCTATATCATAATTATTTATTGTTTCTGCCATTAAATCTATTATTTTATCTTTTTGTTCTAGTTCCTTTCTTAGCTGTTCTATATATGTTTCATATTTTTCAATTTGTTTTTTTATTATATAATATTGTTGATTTTCTACTATATTTGCAACAGCACTTCTCTTTAATTTCTTACCATCTTCATATCCTTGCATATATCCTAACGCTTCATTTTGTGCTAATGCTATCATTTGATAATTATTATTCCTATCTTGTTTTAATTCTTCATTCTCTTTTTGTAGTTTTTCTATATTTTCTACTAGTAACCTTTTACCATATTGAGTTAATTTATCTTGATATAATAAACTTATTAACTCTTCTAATTTTTCACTCATAATTTACTCCTTTCCTAGTAATTCTTGCAAAGCACTTATCATTGCTTGTAAACCCTCGTTTATTTCATCATATTTCTCAATATAATTGTGTTGTAATTTTTGATAATGTTCTATCTTGTCTTTTACTTTTTGTTTTGGAATATTATTTCTCTCGTATTCATCTAATTTTTCTAAATAGTCGTTATAAACAATATTTACATCAAATTGTTTTAAACTTAACTTGTTTTTTAATTCTTCATTTTCTTCTTGTAATTGTTTTATGGTTCTTCTAGTTAATGTATTATCTCCTGCTAATTCTTCAAGATATGCTTGTGCTTCCTTATCCAAGTTTCTACATCTGTTATTTAATTCTTCATTTTCTTTTCTTAATTCTTTATTCTGCTGTGCTAAGTCAATTCTATCTGCATTTGCATAATCTAATTTATTTTGCAATATATGTGTATCTTTATCCCATTTTACTCTTAATTTTTCATTCTCTTTTAATACTCTTTTATAATCTGATAAAATATTTATAAAAGCATTGCATAGCTCTTTATCTAAAGTCAAACAAAGTCCAGTAATATCTGTATAATGTTCCGCTTCTTTTATTTTTCTTTCAATTATTTTTATTATTTCTTCTATACTATTTTTTTTCACTCAAATCCCATACCTTTCATATTCTCTTATACTTGATAAAAACCATTTTTCTACTTCTTTATCAAGTCTTATTTCTTGATTATCTTTTTTTATGTAACAATACATTTTTTGTCCTCTTGGTTTTCTATAATATAGCTGATATTCTTTATTATCTTTTAATCTTATATAATAACCTCTATCATCTGGGTGTAAGTTAGTTAATATATATTCTTCTTTTGTTATCTCGCTATTTTCTTCCATTACTTATTCTTTACCTCCATATAATCCGCTTCCCTACATGAAATCCTGCTAATATTAAAAGCATTGATGAAATACTTGTATTCGATTTTATTAAACATGTTCCAATAATCGCTTCTATAAATGCAACAATGATTTCAAATAAATTAATCTCTTTCATTAATTCTCTTATTTTTTCTTTCACTTAAAACACCTCGATTTCTTCTGCTTTTTCTATACTAACAGTTTCACAAACTTTTAAATTAAAGAATGTAAATTTTCCTGTTTGATAATCTATTTTTAAGTCTACTTCACACATTGTTTGTTTTAAACATTCAAATATCCATAAAGGTAATTTAATATATTTAGGATAGCTATGATACTTTGCAACATAATCATGTATTCTATTATTGACAATACATTGTAATTCTAAATATTCAATGCTATCTTTAGTTGTTCTTTTATTTATTTTTTCTTTCACTTAATCAGCTCCCTAATTCTCTTATTTAATATCTTACTTTCTCTTATCATGTCTTGTTCTATTTCACTTTCTATATATTTTTTAGTGTCCCAGTTATCTTCTTCTATACTATTTCCTATGCTACCGACATTTGTGTCGTTACCATTATTATTTTTTTCATTTATATCAGCTTGTAATTCTTTAATTTCATCTTCCGCTTCTGCTATTTCTTCTCTTATGTCTAAATCATCAGCTCCTACATCCAACCTAGCTTGTTGTGTTTGATATAGTTCTTCTAGCCTTTGTTTTAATTCTTCTATACTATTTTCCACTACTCGTCCTCCTCTTCTTCGTACCATTCAAAATAGTCTAAAATTCTATGCGCTAATTCCATTGAATTTTCTTTACTTATGTGTATTTGAACTCCATTAAAGCATATAATCGTTTCTTCATCATTAAAATTGATTGCCATATTGTTTTTATTCATTTAAAATACCTCCAAACTCTTTTTCAAGTTTTCGTTTCTCCGTATAATGTACTTTAGTTCTTGTTATTCGATGAATTATGTCGCATATAGTTCCTTTACTATATGGAAAGGACCATCTATCCTGTCCAAAATATTCCATTCCTCTTGCAGACTTTTCTTCTAATTCGTCTATTTGTTCTTTATCTAGCTTACAATAAATTATATATTCTAATTCTCTATACATTTTTTCCACAATATTTTTGTACTCATCTAACCAATTCCAATTTATTTCTTCTATAAATTTTGGTTTTGCATATCTTATTACTTCTTTTCCACAAAATGGGCAATATTTTATATTTTCTTCAAAATGAAATGGTTGAAATATATCTTCTTTAAAGTATATTTCTTTTTTACAATTTGAGCATTCATGATATTTATATACTTCGCCTTCATACATCGGTGTTAATATAACTTCATCTGCTGTTTTTTCTTTCACTATGTATCACTCCTTTCTAAACTTTTATTCTTCATTTGTCTATAATTTGCCCATTTTTTCAACATAGTTCTTCTTGCAATTTTTCTTTGATTTTCTGTATTTTTTGCCAAACCTTTTTCCCATGCTCTCCTTATATTTTCTTTTGGTGTTACATACTCTAAATTATTTAATTTATTATTTAACTTATTTCCATCTATATGGTCTACTTGTAAGTTGCTCTTTCCTAAAAAAGCATTTGCTACTAATTTATGTACTTTTATTGTTTTCTTTTTTTCTTTGTTATACAAAAGAACATATAAATATCCTTTACCATCTTTATATTGTTTTAAATATTTTTGTCTATTTTTTGTATATACTTTTCCATCTGTGTCTATTGTATAATTTTCAAATCCGTTCTATTTCTCTTATTTTTAACATATCTATTCTCCTCCTAATAACTCGGGATTATCTGTAATGTTTCCGATTACTTCTGTAAATTTTTCTAAAAGATGAACTCTTCCATAAAATCTATCCATATTCATAACATCAACAATAAATCCATTGTATTCATAAATAACTTTTCCAATATCTATTTCTTTGCTTCCTGTTATTTTTACTATATCTCCCTCGTATATTTCTTTTCCGTTTTTATCGCGGAGTCCTGTGTATTGCATAAATTTATATTCTTTGTAATATTGTGAGTTTAAAATTGTATTTATCATTCCGACATTGCTATTGCGACACCCATCCCAATATCCGTAAGTATCATCTTCATTGTCATATACCATTATATTTTTTACTTTATGCCACGCTCTAAACTTTATCTCTCTATTCATCTTCTCCTCCTACTTTATTTTAATAAAAATACATATTTACTCTATGCTTGTAACAATGTTTAAGCATATTCAACCATAATTGGTGCATATCATAATAATTCATTTCTATGTAATTGTGTCCTTGCATTTCTACCTTTAAATCTTTCATTGCATCATATATTTTTTTACATTCTTTAGGCGTTAATTTTCCATCACAGTCACTATGCCATAAAAATATATCTAAATCATTATTACATAAATTATTCCATTCTTTGATTTCTTCTGGTTGCAATTCATCTTTGAATGTTTTTTTGTATAATTCTCCTAACCTTTCGTTATAAGCACTTGCGACTTTCTTTCTATATAAATTAAATTTTATATATCCACAATGGTAAGTATCTTTTCTTTCTAAACCTTTTACACTTATATCTAATCCCATTGTTCTCCTCCTACTTTATAGCAATTAGCCATATACTGCTGATGTGTTAGTATTTCTAATACTTCATAGTTTTTATCATTCTTTATTCTTTGTAACATTTCTTCATTTGATATATCTACAATCCCTTCAACGTAGCCTTTTGTTTCTAATGTCGTTGAAATATTATTTATTCTATATTTAATAACATCTTTTACTTCTATTAAGTCTATTGGTTGTTTGCTGTGTTTCAATTGAAATCCATATCTAGTGTATATATAATTATCAGACATCCCATTATCTCTTCGTATTTCTTTGCCAACATCAATTTTTAAATAATTTAATGCATTTGGAATGTATTCAATTAAAATTCCGATGTAACCCTCCTCAGTTCTCACATATTCTCCAACTTCTATCTCACTCATATTTCTCTCTCTTTTCTTAACATATACACAGTATCCTTTAATGATTCTATTTCTATGTCTTTATTCTTTAACTCCTCTGACTTATCCCCTGCTAATATTCCACATACATACCCTATCATGAAACACACTATTACTATTATCACTACTCTTATACACTCACTTATTTTATATATTCTCTTATCATATATCTTCATACTTTTCTCCTTTATTCTCTTTTCTATCTATATTTTGGTGGGCGACCTCTTGCTATTTTGTTTGTTATGAGACTTAATTCATCGACTTTAAAGCATTCTTTGTAGCCATATATCATTTCTTTGTATAGATACATATTTTTGTTGCATTGCTGTATCAATATGTACTCATGTCCATCTTTACTTATTATCTTCGGTATTCTCATATTCTTTTATCTTTCTCCCAGAATAATATTCGTTGTACATTTGCATCCAATCATCTAGCCTCATTGTTACCAACCAATCTTTTCTATTTTTTCTGTGAAATACTGTAGGAAACTTATTGTCTTTTGTATCTCTTACTGCTTGTTCAATTGCTTTATCTATATTTAACCTTTCAACTCTTTTGCTTTCAATGTGTATATAATCAAGTCCTACTACATCATCTGCTTGTCCAGTATTCCCACAAAACTGTTGTGTTCTTCTACAGTTATAACCGTATTCTTTTAATTTATTTGCCAATTCTCTTTCTCCTGCACTTCCGTTTCTTTTTACTGTTTATTGCCATTTTTCTTTAGCTCCTCTCTTAATTTTTCTTGCCAATTTTCAATACCCTGTATAAAGTTTTTACATCTCATTACTGGCTTATAGTCTGTATCTGCTTGTTTGTTACAGCCTAGACAGTAATAACATAGTGTATTCTTTTTTATTTGTTGCATAGGCTAGTCCTTTGGCATTTCAAAAACTGCTGTTTCTTGTAATACATTGGTATATCCATCACATTCAGCTGTTCTATAATATCTATAAGATTTTATTATTTCTTGTAATACTTCTTTTGCTCTTTCTTCTTCCTCATAATTACCAATATTAAAACTTTCACATTCGCCTATAAATGACGCTCTTAATTCATAATCACTATGTATAAATTCAATATTTATATCAGTTATGTTTTTAAAGTTAATTATTCTCTTTTTATCTTGACTTACTATTATCATAACTACCTCCTAAAATTATATATCCTTTAAACTTTGCTATTTGTAATTCTTGCTTTGTGATCCATTTTTGCCATTTTCCACATTTGCCACAATACAAGCCTCTTCTATTTCCTTGTATTTCTACAAATAGTTCTTCACTATCACATTTACTACATTTATCTTGCATAATTGCCTCCTAATCAATTCTTGGAATATGTTGATAATTTATTGCTTCAAATCCTGCTTGTGTTCTCTCATATACTGCTACTGTTTTGCCTGTGTATTCGCATTTCTTTTTATCTACTGCTTTTACATATCCCATTTTTTCTAATTCTGTTAGCCTTGGTGCTGTATAATTTCTTTCTGTACTTGGTATAAATCTTAAATCAAATAATTCTACTGCTAATTCCTTTGCCGTTTTAGGCTTGTTTAATCTATTTAAGATTTGTATATATCTTATTTTTGTTTTATCTTGTATGTCATTAAAACTCATTTGCCTTGTAATCTGTGTTAAGCTATTTCCCATTTATAACCACCTGCACTTCCTCTCTTTCCTTTAATACAATTGCTTATTAAACTTTTATATGTTCCAGTATTTAAGCTGGCTTCTGTCATACTTGACCAAGTTTTAATATATTTTCCTGCTAAACTATACTGCTTTACAGAAATTTTGTTTTTTTCTATTGCTTTTTTTATATTTTTTCTCCCTGTTTTTCTGCCATTTATTCTTCCATATTTTATTCCTAATTCAATACTATGTTCTTTCATTTTTATTGTTTGTATTTGTAATTTATTTTTATATGCATGAATTTGATTTTCACTTCTTGTACACCATTCTAAATTACTAATACAGTTGTTTGATTTATTCCCATCTATATGATTTACTTCTTTTTTATTTTGTGGATTTTCTATAAATGTTTTTGCTATTAATCTATGTACTCTATATGTTTTTCTCTTTTTATTTTTTGATAAACTTATTATTTGATATCCTTGTTTATCACTTGCTTTTTTCATTATTATTTCATTGTAGCATTTATTTTTACTGTAATATCTTAATCTTTTTATATTTCCCATATTGCTTATTTGATATATTCCTTCATATCCGTTTAATATCTTTCCATTCTTCTTTTATCCTTGTTTCTGTTGTAATCATTTGTTTATCACTCTCCTATCTGTTCTACACTCATTCTATCTGCAAGTTGTTTTGTAAAATCTTGCATTTGTTGGGGTAATAGTTTTTGTCCTCTTTCTCTGTTTATCAATACTTCATATTGTTTTAAAAACTGCCCTTTTGTAACTGTGTTTATTGTTTCCATGTCTACCATTGCTAATTGTTTTACTTGATTTACACTTCCAAAAAATCTCTTAACTTCTGGGCTATAATTATTAAATTGTTCCTCGGTCATATAAAGGCCATTGCTTATCATTCCAATTGCTTCGTTCCATGCCTCTATTCCTGTTTTCTTTGTTGTTGGATTGATTAGCTCTATTGCATTTTTTCTTACTTCATGTATTGTTGGTGGGTAAGGGCTTTCTATTATTGTTTTCTTTACCGCTTGTAAGACTATATTGTAATCTAAGTCCCCTAAACATTCTTGCCATATATTAATCATTAATTGCTTTTGAATTTTATCTTTTTGTGCTATACTGTCATAATTGCCAGCTAATAGAGTTATTATTTGTATTGTTTCCGTTTTGTTCATCTTTTGCCTCCTCCATTAGTTCTTTAAAATCGTTCATTCCGACTCTTAGAATCACTATATCTTCCTTCTAGTACATTAATTGCTTTGTCAGTTCTCATAAGAAAATCAAAATCTGCTTTCCATCCATTATCATTTTTCCCTGTAAGAAAGTCTGTTGTATTCGCAATTTTGCATATTTTCTTAAACTGTTCTTCTGTAAGTTCCTCAAGAAATTTGTCTATAGCCTTGTTTCTTTTTTCTGTCAGCTTTTGAACTTGTGGAAGATTCGAGCAATTCTCGTTGTATATATCTTTTATTCTTATTCTTTTCTCTTCTTTTTCTTTTCTATTATCTTCTTTTCTTTTAGGCACGACTGGTCGGCTACCTTTCGGTGAGGCTTCGGCGAATAGTCGGTGAATTTCTTTACTATTTTCATCAAATGCAGGTAATTTGCTATTTGTAGGCTTTTCTATTTTCTGAAATGTATACCAACTTAAAAGGCTATAATAACTACTTCCGTCACAAGAGTAGAAAATTACGGACATATTAGAACTTATTTCTAATAAGGCTTTTTCTATGTCGGCACTTCTCATATCTTCATTGTAAGGGAATAAATTAGACTTTAAATACATTGGATTTGCTCTACCTCTACCTTCATCATCTGCAAGAGAAAATAAACCAATAAATACTATTTTTGCTAAGTTTGATAACTTCCCAAAATCTTCACTTTGCCATATACTAGGGTCTATCATTCTTTTTCTTGCCATACTCTCTCCTTTCGTAAAATTAAAGGGCTAAAACTTATGTCTAGCCCCTGTTGTTATAATCCTAATTCTTTTAATGTGTATTCTTTATTTTCTTTCATTCCTTTGTACATTGTACCTTTTTCAAAATATGGTAATATGGTAGGTTCATCTTCTTTTATATATATTTTTATGAACTCTCTAGAGTATGAAACTTTTTCTATAGCTTTTACCTTGTCTCTAAAAGGTTTAATTACGTTTGATAAATATCTCTTTTCTGTCTCGTCTAGTATTTCTTCTTTTCTTTCAAATAGTGTCTCATATTTTACTGGTCTTTCTACTTTTACAATACTTACATCATCATTAAAGTATCTTAATTGCTCATCAATACTATTAAAAGAATAATTAGAAGTTTTATCGAAGAATATTACTTGTCCATTTTTTAATGTACATTTATCGCCATGTTTTAAATCTGCTTTTGTAAATTTGTTTACTAATTCTAGCTCATTATCTCCGAAAAATTCTGGTGTTCCATATAATTCGTAAGGAAATCTGTTGTCATTTTTGTCAGTTGATTTTATTGTAAAAATCTTCCCTAAATTTTCGCATTCTCTTCCTCCAATTTTAAAATTCATTTTCTTTTCCTCCTAATATTTTTTATAAATAATTTTCACCAAATATCTTCACAAAGTTTTCTGATTTATAGTGCTTTTTGAACTCTTTTTGTGCAACTTTATGCAATTTATCCTGCAAAGTTTTATCATTTGTCACTATTTCGTGACATTTTCGGCAAATTGGTATTACTAATCCATACTTCATACTAACTTGTCTATTTTTACCTTCTATTAGTTCGTGAAAGTCTTGTTTCTTACTTCCACATAAATAACAATGTTCTAAGTCTTTTGTTATTATGCTAAATCTGTTTTTCTCTAGCTTTGCTAACTTCTTGCTTTTCTTTTTAATTGTTGTAACTTCTTTTTTCTTTTCTGCCTTTTTTTTAGGTACTGGATTAAAACTGTTTGATAAATCTGTTACTATCATTTTTTTACCTCTTTTCGGGGGTCATGGCACTAATAAATTAGGCTCCTTGCTTGTCTCTAAACTTCTATTAGTGCCAATGTTCTATATTTCATATCTTATTGCTTCTATTTTCTTTTTTAGGGCATTTTGTTTACTATCTATGCTCTCATACGCCTTTTTAAATCTAAACAGCCTAGAGCCTAATTCTGTTAATTTCTTGCTATCATCTTTTACAAACTCTTTTGCCATAGCTTCAAAATAACTCATTGCTGGTGGCTTTTCTTTTTGTGTCTCTTGCCATTGTTTCCTTTGCATATAGATTTGTTTATTTTCTTGTATTGATATATCTGTTTTTAGCGTGTCATATTCTTGTTGTAGTCTTGCTATCATTTCCCCTATTAGATAATTCATATTTGCATATATTTCTATGTTTTTTGATATTTCAAATCCTGTATCTGGATCTTCTTTTAATTCATTTTGTAATTTTGTATATGTATCCGCTATCTTTTGACTATCTGCATTTTGAATTGTAAAAGGATTAAACATATATAATTTTTCAAATTCCATTTTTGATTACCTTTCTACATGTTCGTGCATAAACACATATTCTGAATTTTCTCCCATGTTATTTAATAAAAATTCACTTGCTTGTTGTTTACTTAAATGGCTGTCTTTTGCTCTAAATTCATATACATATTTGCAGTCTTGTTGTTTTTCTTTTATTGTTTCTTCTATCTCATCTTCATCGTAATTACCTTCAACAAGATACAAATCATAATTTTTAGCACTTATTCCCTCAACTGTTTTTGTATCTGTCATATAGATTACTTTATAATCATCAAATAGCACTCTATAGCCACATTGTGGTACATCATGATATAATTTAATTGGTACAATTTTAAATAGTTTATAATCGTATTTAGTGCCAATTTGAAGTACATCTATATTTTTTCTTTCAACTTCACATTCTAAAAGTGGTTTTAATAACCATTCACAACAAGCAAATCTTAAAGTTGGTCTTTCTTGTGCTAATTTCTTAATTGTTTCTTTTTTGAAATGGTCTGAATGTATGTGTGTTAGAAGTACTATTTTTAGTTTCTTATAATACTTCTCTAATTTTTTAAATGTAACTCCACAATCTATTAAAATTATGTCTTTTATTATTGTTGCATTTCCTGTGCTACAGCTTGATATAATTTTATAGTTCATTCATTGATACCTCTTTTGTATTTTCTGTTTGTTCTTCTATTTCAGCTTGTACCTCAATAGGTTCTTGTTGTGGAATTTCTTGTTGCATTTCTTCTGCTTCATACATTCCTGCTAAATCTTCAACAAATGTTTCTCTTAATGCTCTTACTTTTGCAACTTTCTCAACCATTGTTGCTCCTTTACTTCCCCAGTTTGAATTTAATTGTCCTTGTCCTGTTTTTTGTGCTACTTCATTAAAACTTACACTTGAATATGTAGGATGTGTCCAGTCTTTTCTAAATACCCTAGCCCAACCACCTACAAGTTGTTCATTTCCTAATCTAAATGTTCCTTGTCTTTCTTCTACACTTCCATCTTCTTTTTGGACTATGATTCCACTTTCCATTCCGTCATAATTTGGATTGAGTACTGCTCTTTTTAAAATTGCATCTTTTCCCACTACTAATTGTGCAGGTACTCCTGCTTTATATTTAATTAAATATGCTTCTCTTAAAAATGGGTTTAATTTCCTAACTTTGCAAAGTTCTGTAAATAACTTAAATTCTTGATTTGTTATTTTTGCGTCTGTTCCTACTATATACTCTTGCACTATGCTTGGTGTTAATTTTATTTCATTTCCGTCAATATCAAATTTGACCATTAATTCATTATTTTTTTGTACTTCATTACTCATAATCGTAGCCTCCACTTTCTAAAAATTGTTTTAATTCTCTTAATTTTGTTCTTGTCCCTCTTACTGTAAATTTTAAAGTTAAAATTTCTTCTGTTTTTTCTTCTACGGATGGTGAAATTAATATTATTTGTTCACTATACTTGTCTGACTCTTTTGCAGTATCCACAACAAATTTTTGAAGTTCTTTTTCTTGTTCTATTTTTTTCTTTTCTTCTTCAATAGCCTTAAATCTATTTGTCACACTTGTTATTGCTTGTGATACATTTAATATTTGTTTGTATTCAACTAATATTTCTGTTTTATGCTCTTGTGTTTCAATTAGTTTTAAATCATCCACTATTTTGTCAATAAATTGTTTTGCTTGTTCTTTTAAACTTTTCATACTTGCTGATAATGTTATATTTATTCTTGCTTGTTCATATGTAATAAAATCAATATTATTTGCTTCTTTATATTCTTCAAAGTAATCTTTTATTTCTTTTTCTTTTTTTGATTTCAATTCATTTTCAACATTATCTATTTTCCCTTTTAGAATTATGTCAGCATTTCTGAATTTATCGGATATACATTCTTTATAGACATTTTCAAAATCATTGTAAGGTTTTAATACTTGTTCTTTTACTAATTTTCTTTTGTTTTCAAATTCTTTATAATCTTTATTTAATTCTGCTCTTATTTCTTTTATTGTTTTTACTGACTCTTCTGTACATACTAAACTTGTTGCATTTTTCACTCTTTCATCTATAACTGTACTTACACTTCTTAATTGTTCCTCTATTACAGGTAACTGCTTTACTTCTATTAAGCCCTTTATCATTTAATTTTCTCCTTTCAATTTCTTAATTTTTTCTTTTAATTCATCAGCATATTTATAATCTCTACTGCTCCACGTATCTTGCATTTCTAACATAAAATATTTTTCTTCTAATTCTTCTAATGTTTCTGACATTTTTTCAATTACTCCCCTTGCATTTTTTTATTTTCTGTGCTATTATTTATTTAGTTATGTTTAATTAATAAGTTTATTTTGTACTATTTGTTTGAACTGTTTTCGCGAGTAGTACATTTTTTATTTTTTCAAAAGTGATAAAATAGTTTTCTTTGCTTTCTTCTGATTTTTTTATAATGTCTTCTATTTCCTTTATCTTCCTTGCAAAAAATGTTGCTCTTATTTCTGCTATTTCCTTATTTTTAAGCTTGTCCTTATTGTCTTTAAGTTCTTTTTGTAATTCATCTATCGTTGTTATTAACTCGTAATCTTGTCCAAATCCTGTAACTATCATTACAATAATTGCTATAATAAAACCCAGAATTATACCTATAAATACTTGCATCTCTCTTCCCTCCTTTACTTTTAAATTTGTTTTTTATATAATTACCTCGAAAGCGAGGTGGTTATAATGGCTGATGTTTTAAAGTACTATGCTCTAGTAAATAATATTAAAGTTCAAACACCATTTGTTGATGAATTTCCTATGACCAACAAGGAAATTTACAAACAATCTGACGATGTTCTTAAGGCACGTTTCGAATACGCTAACGGATTAATCTATGAGGTTGACATTAATCCAATTATTAGCTTTATTCGTTCTAACAAGAAATTAAAACAAATGCCTGACGGTTCTTATCAGTTTGAGATTTAATAATCATACTTTTACTGGTTATTAAACAATATTTGTGGTTAATGTATACTTTTACATTGCCACTATTTTTTTGAATTTCTTCCACTTTTTTTCCTCCTTTCTATCCCAATATTTTATTCAGTTTTCTGTCTAATCCACTTAAGCCTTTCCAGATTTTTTGACATAAATTAATCTTGAAAATCTTATAAACTATAACTTCTATTGCTATTGCTAATATAATTGTTCCTACTAGCTCTGCTACTACTACCATACTGCATAAGAATACATCTATTAAATAACTTATCATTTGTTACACCTTCTTTCTTAATTAAAAATTTGCATGCCTTTTGTTTGCAATATTTCTTTGAATTTTTCAAGTTCTATGCAATAGCCACCAAAATTTGTGCCGTATTTCTTGCAAAATTGAGTAGCTGTGTTTACATTTACTCTATAGTTCTCTGCTATTTCTTTGGCGTATAGCAGTTTAGGTAAATTATTTTGTTTTGTGTTTAGGATAGTTTCTAACAATTCGTTAGTTCTTTGTTGTTCTCGTAATATTTGTTCTTCCAACTCGTCACCCTCTTTCTTGAAAAAAATATTCCAAAATATCTATGTCTATCTGTACTTATTCGTGTTCTCGAACTTTTAGTTTAAAAAAATATTCTGGTATTTCTTCTAATTTAATATTTAATATCTCAGATATTTTTAAAATTTCTTTTTGAGTAAAGTATGTGTTACTATTTATTTTATTGCTTATTGTGGCTTCATCTAATCCAATCATATTGGCTAATTTACATTGTGTTCCTAACACTTCTCTTATTTTACCTTTTAACTTATCATGATTTAATTCAATTGTTTCCATAAATTTTTCTCCTTTCTTGTTCGTATTCTCGAACTGTAAATATAATATCACAAAAAAATATAAAGTCAATACCTTTTTCAAAAAAAATTCGATTTTCTTAATTTTTTTTTGCATTTTTATTGATTTTTTTCGGAAAGTCGTTTATAATAGCGATATGGAGGGACTTAAATGAATGATTTAATTGATACATTTGCAAACAGATTAAACACTGCAATGAGAATACGAAACATTAAAGCTACAGAATTAGCTCAAAAGACAGGAATATCAAAATCGTCCTTGAGTGAATATATGAGTGGAAAATATGAAGCCAAACAAGACGGTGTTTACTTACTTGCTAAAGCTCTTGATATAAACGAAGCCTGGCTAATGGGTCTAGACGTCCCTATGGAAAGAGCCGATTTTAAGTATGCTTCTGACAACGGTCTTGATACCACTGGATTAACACCAGAAGAAATAGAAGAATTGAAAGAATTTATTAGATTTAAAAAAAGTTTAAAGAAAAAGAAAGATTAGATTATGGAAGTATTAGATTTATATAATTTAACTGAAAAGGAAAAAATAGATATAATAGATTATAAATGGTCAAAGGCTAAAGCCAGAATTTTTGAAGAAAACAACGAATATAGTATAGGCATTGATTACAGCAAAATAGCTAATTCTATTGAAGAAAAAGAAATATTAGCTGAAGAATTAGGACATTATTATTGTCGGTGCTTTATACTATATTAATTCTGATATAACTTTAAAAAGAAAATGTGAAAATAGAGCAAAGAAATGGGCTTATTCTGTGTTAGTACCATTTCAAGAACTAAAAGAAAAAATCGCACAAGGCTTTAATTTATATGATTTATCAGATTATTTTAATGTAGATATTAAATATATGATTGACTGTATTGACTTCTATGCCCAAAAATATGGTATATTGGTTTAATATATAAAAGAAGGATAGTGCTGTCGCCAAACAAGACACTATCCTAAACACAAAACAAAATCCCTTTTACAAGGTATTTGCGTATTTATAATAACATATGTTTATTAAAAGTGCAAGACCTCTGTAAATGGATTTTAATAAAAATTTACGGAGGTTTATTATGGAAAAAAAGAACAGAAGTGTAAAATCAAGAGGAAATGGAGAACGGGACAATATATTTTAGCCAAGCATTAAATTGTTATGTGGCACAATATCATGAACCGTCTGGAAAAAGAAAGACCTTAAAACAAAAGAAAAATGAAAAAGTAGGAGAATTTAAATCCAGATTTAATAAGATAATAACAGATATAAATCAAGGTTCTTATATAGAAAAAAGCTTTGATACTTGTTTGAGCATAATTAAAAATTATGTAGAACAAAAACATGATGATGGCATTACCTCTGATAGAACTTACATAAGAGATTTAGGAACAATTAATCAATTAGAAGCATGTTGTAATAACTGGATAAATAAACCTATTCAAAAGGTTTCTGCTTTTGATATCGAACAATCAAAAAAATCAATTAGAGAGTATGCTAATAATACTATAGATAAGATTTGGAGATTTATTAATGTTATTTTCAAGATTGGAATATCAAGAAGAAAAATAATATATAATCCAATGGACGATGAAACTCTAGCTAAACCTATTTCAAAAAAAGCAAATAAACAGGTAGAAGCATTAACTCAAGAAGAAGAAAGCAAGTTACTAGAAGTACTTTCCAAGAGTCCCAATAAACAGTATAATAATATAATTCTTCTTCAATTGTATACTGGTGCTAGAATTGGAGAGATCCTTGCACTATCCAAAGACTGTATAAATTTAAAGAATAATTCCATAACTATTTATCGCACAATAACAAGAAATAAAAATGATAAAGTAATATTAGGTCAACATACTAAAACATACTGTAAAAAAACTGGATTAGATAAAGGTAGAAGATGTTTTCCTATGCAACCAAAGGTAAGAAAACTTATAGAAGAAATACTTGCAAATAAAATAACTAACATGCATAATTTATTGTTCTGGGATTACTCAAAAAATAGAATAATCACTGACGGAATGATTAATAGTTATTTGAGTAGAATAAATAAAATAAGTCCTAATGAAAGCATAACAGGTGCCTTATCTACTCATCGACTTAGACATACTTTTATAACAAGGTGTCAGGAAAAAAACTTGTCTCTTGCAGTTATCCAATCATTAGTTGGACATGTTCAAGGAAGTAATATAACTAATGACACTTATACATCAGTTTCGCTAAACTTTATTCAACAGGAACTTGAAAAAATGATCTAG